CGAGGGCTGAACCTAAGGACTCTTTGAAGTCCTCTGAGAGAACGTAGTCGTTTAGTCCCTTGCCAATTGCTAGACCAATTCCAGCGGACGCTAGAGCTGCTCCAGCTGTTGCTGCAAATGGAGCTGATGCCCCTGCAACACTCCCGGCTAATGAAGTTCCAGCACCAGCGATCTTTGTAGCCAATCCTCCTCCAACACCGGCAATTTTTGTAGCGAGAGA